ACAGGAACACCATAAAGAAGTAATTAGAACGAAACCCTTATTGGTATGAGTATTATCGGTTCTGTTCCTTCCCATGCCCTTTATGGTGTTCCTGTGTATGGGACGCTGCCTGCTGGTCAGATGGCTGGTTCTTCTTTGGCTCCTCCTTCTGGTCCTTATTTGGGTAGGGGTAATAAGTGTTCTGCTGAGAATGATTCTTGTGAGGGTTTTCGTACTAAGGGTTCTGAGTATTGTGCTGGGCATGGTCGTCGTTTGGCTAAGCAGGAAACCGTAGCGTTGGCGGAGGTTGTTGATGGCGTATAATACTATGACGGCAGCCGATATTCGTCAGGCTGTTCGTGACATTACGGATTTGGATACGGTGGATTTGTCGGATTCTTTGTTGAATCTTTATATCCGTGATGGTTACTATCGTATTTTGGATATGGAAAAACGCTGGTCGTTTTTGGAGTATTCGTTTACTTTTAACACTCAGGAAAATGTTCGTGCGTATGAGATTTCTACTATAACTGGTGAACCTTTAGGGCAAATATCCAGCATTATAGACAACACACAGTCTGGTGTTCGTTTAAGCATGGTTGGTTTTGACATGGCTGAGCAAACCTATATTGGTGCTTATGATTCGCCATCTAACCCATTGTTTTATGCTGTGTGGGGTGGGTCTATTCATTTGTATCCTACACCTAATGATTCTCGTGAGTTGGTTTGTCGTGGCTATCGTGAACCATTTGATTGGCAAACTGATGGTGGCGATGTAGATGCTAGTCCTAGTTTGCATTTTGCTTTGGTTTATTATGCTTGTAGTCGTGTTTATCAGCAGTTGGAAGATACTACGATGGCTCAAATGTATAAAGGTTCTTTTGATGAGGGTGTTGCTTTGGCGTTGAAAACCGCCACAACACCCACTAGTCATAACCCTATGTTGTTGTCGGCTGGTATGCAAAGAAATGGTTCATATAACGGATGGATTAAATCGCTGGGTAGTAACCGTGCAAATTGGAATCTATAATGTCTATTGAAATTTTTGAGCAGAAAGATTTTACTGGTGGTTTAAATTTGCGTTCTGACCAGTTTCAGTTGCAAGACAATGAATCTCCTCAGATGCTTAATGTTGAAGTTGACCCTCGTGGTGGTGTTTTTAGTCGTGGTGGAATGTCACGCTTGCCTGCTTCAACGATTGCGGGTACTTGGTCCCCTCATCGTTTGATTCCTTTTTATAGTGCAGTTCCTAGGTTGTTGCTGGTTAATGACACAAAGATTTTTTATTATACTGGTGCTGCATGGACCGCTTTAACTCATAGTGGCGGGGACATTGTCGGAACTGCTGAGGATGGTATTTCTGCCGCATCTTGGGGTACTGATTTGTATATAGTTACTGGACAGGATGGTGCTGCTGGATATAGATGGAATGGAACAATGTCTGCTGGTTCCACCCCTAGTGTTGCTACTACTTTAACTGCTAGTAGTATTGGTACTGATGCTTGGCAAACTACTGCTGCTGCTGGTACATTAAAAATGCCTAGGGCTAACTTTATTGTTGCACATGCTAACCGCATGTTTGTTGCTGGAACAAAAGAAGTTGAAGGTGGTGTTGACACTAACTTTCCTAACCGTGTGCGTTGGTCATATGAGGACATTCCCAACAACTGGCTACAGGCTAATTACATTGATATTGAGGGCGGTGGAAACCGCATTACTGGTATCTGTGTTGTTAACGGTGGTTTGGTTGTTTTTAAAGATTATGCTATTTACTACATTATAGGTTATGACGACACTGATTTTCGTGTTATTCAAATATCTAGCGATGTTGGTTGTTCTGGTTCTGACTCTTTTGTCGTTGCCCAAGAAGGTGTTTTCTTTTACACTAACCGTAAAGGAATACATTTTTTTGACGGTTCAACTATTAATAACATTTTTGAACCATTGCGTCCTGCTTTTGACCTTGGATATATAAATACTAACATTGCAAACAAGATTTCTTTGTCTTGGATGGGTCGCCGTCTTTGGATGTCTGCGCCTTATTCTATTGCTGATTCTGTTTCTGTTGAAACAATCAACATTGTGTATGACCCATCTATGGGTTCCTACACAATGTTTTCCACATCAGATGGTTATGGTGTTCGTGGCGGTATAGATTTCCGTAACGAAGGCGGACAAGAACAACGGTTGGCGTGCCATCCTGTTGTTCAGTCTGTTGTTCAGGTTGACCAGTATAGACAAAACTTTGATGCTATTAAGGTTAATGGCGATGTTGATGGTTATGTTACTACATATAGAACTAAATGGTTTGATGCTGGTTCGTTTTTGCAACGCAAAATGTTTCGCCGTCCTGATTTGGTTATGCGTGAAACTGCTTCAACTCAAAGTGTTAATGTCAAGGTTTATCATGATTATCAAGAGGCTGATGGTTCTCAGAAACGAGAATTTGACCTTGAATTAACCAGTACTGCTGTTGGTTTGAGGTGGGGTCAGAACTGGACCCTTGAAGGCGCTGGAGAAAACATTTACCAAGCGGTATGGTCTGGCACTATTCTTGGTGGAAGCATTAAAACAGCACAAAATCTTGGACTGGCACGGACAGTTCAATTAAACTTCACTGGCGAATTAGAAAAGCCATGGGGAATTAACAGCATTGGATACAAATGGGTTCCAAGAAGGGTAAAGGGGTAACATGGCTACTATTTCTGGTTTAAATACTTTCACAGCAGGAACACCTGCACAAGCATCACAGGTTAATACCAACTTTGGTATTGTAAAATCTTTTGCGGAAGCAGTTTCCACTGGTGTCAATCTTGACGCTGGTGCGGTATCTAATGCTAAATTGGCTACTGGTGCGGTTACTTCGGATAAGATTCTTGACGGTACTATTGTTACTGGCGATATTGCTGATGGTGCTATTACTACAGCCAAAATTCTTGATGGTACTATTGTTGCTGGTGATATTGCTGCTGATGCTATTACTACTGCAAAGATTTTAAACTTGAATGTTACTACAGGTAAAATTGCCGACCTTGGTGTGACTACGGCTAAAATTGCTGATGCTTCTATTACTGTTGGCAAACTTGCTGCTGGTGTTCAAATGTCTGGACCTACGGGGGCTACGGGTCCTACGGGTCCACAGGGTCCTACGGGTCCGCAGGGACCTCAGGGTCCGCAAGGAGTGCAGGGACCACAAGGTAGCACTGGAGGTACTGGTGCTACTGGTGCTACTGGTCCTGCAGGTCCTGGTGCCAACCAAGACTTAAACACATACAACCGTGTTACTCATACAGGTATATATTTAAGTGGTGGCGACTCAATAAATTTTCCTTCCGAATACACATTAACCAGTTCAGCATCTGTTAAGGCATTGGTTGTTAGGTCAGATGGTTATGTTTGTCAAAACAGTGCAAGCGGTGTATCCCGCAGAGAATATAAAGAAAACATCCGACCTATGGGTGACTCTCTTGATATTGTCAACTCTCTTTCACCAAAAAACTTTAAGTGGAAAGACATGATGGTAAACACTTCTTGGGAAGAAGATGTTTATGATTTGCAAACCCAAGACCAGTACGGTTTTATTGTTGAAGAAGTAGCAGAAGTTTTACCAGATTTGGTACACCATAAACTTACTGATGGTGTTTATGTTCCTCTGATGTGGAAAGACCAAGCAATGACTGCATTGGCTATAAAAGCCATACAAGAACTATCTGCTAAAGTTGACACTCTTGAAGTACGACTGGCAGCACTGGAAGCACAGTAATGGCTTGGAATCCTGCTGCTATTAACTTGTTGTCCACGCAATATAACGGTTCAGCAATGGTTGGTATAATCCAATCATTGGTGAAAGAACTTGCACGACTACAGGCTGAGATTGATACTTTGAAGAAGGAAAAACGATGAGTGACATATCTGCACAATATGGTGATTACGGAATTGCTGCTAACGCTGCAATCCGTAAACGCAAACAGCAAAGCGTAGCAAATTCGCAATCGGCGTTTATGGGTCAGTTGCGTGGTTCAAGAGCAATCACGGACATAAATCAAAATTACACTAAAGGTTTTCAACCATTAGTCTCGTCGTTTGGACGCCGTGGACTTGGCGGTCCAAATGTTAAATCTGGTATTCGTACTGCTGGTTTAGAGGAGTACGCTAAGTCTTTGCAGAAAGATTTGGGTCGTGAAACTGAAAACCAAAATATGGATTTCAATAATTTAACCGCTAATGAGGCTGGTCAACAGTCTGATTTAGATGCCTATTTGGCTGATTTGCGTTTGGAAAAAAGCAGAAACATTATAAACACCGCAGTTGATATTAAATCTCTGGGTAACTACTAGGAGTATTATGGCACCAAGAATGAAATTCAACCCTAGAACGGGAAAATACGAAGCAGTTACACCAACTCCTACACCCACAACACAACCCTCAATGGGTGGTTTTATGGGTGGCTTGTCTGGTAATGCGACTGCAACAAAAGCAGCACCTGTTAAGGCGGGGACAACGGCGAAAGTACCAGCAAAACCTGTTACTTCAACTACTGCACCTAAGAAGCCTACTACAACTGTTCCTAAAAGGAATACACAGGTTGCACCTCAGGGTCCGACTGCTACTGGACCTATTGGAACTGTAGTGCCTGCATCACCTGTAACACCTCCAGTTACTGTTAGTGGTGCGGAAATGCAAGCAATTATAGCCCAAATTCTTGCCGATGGTGGTGGAATGACGGAAGTTAATAATGCAATCGCTGCTTTAAATGGTGGTGGTGGTGGTTTAACTGCAGCGCAAAAATTGGAACAGCAAAAAATAAAAGATGCTAACTCTTTTAGGGCTGGTAATGCTGCTGCTGGTATTCAGGAGCAGGCTGGTGTTGATGCACAAACACAGTATGGTGCACTTGCTAAAACTGGTTATGACACTGCTGTGACTGGTGCTGGTGGCATTTACGATACTGGTGTTAAAAACACTAATGCTGTTTACGATACACAACTTGAAAACTTGCAGAAATACATTGATGCCCAGAGGGGTTCGGCAACTGGAACTATCAATACTGCTACTACTGATTTGTTGGCTGGACTTAAAGGCACTACAGCCTATAATGATGTTGTTGGTTCTAATATTGCTGCACCCACACAGGGTTTGGGTGACATGCTTAAATCTTATGGTGGTACTGGGCAGTCTGCACAGGAACAAGCCAACATGGATGCTGCTAGTGCTAAGCAAATTGCGGATATGTTTACTCGCAGTAATAAGCAACTTGCTGGGGCTGAAACCGATTATTATACTGGGCTACAGAACTCCGCACGAAGTGCGGATGCTGCAGCCAAACAAAACTTGGCTGGAGTATTGGCTAGTATTCAAGGACAAGACAGGGCTGGTATTCAAAGCAATCGTCGTGGTGAATTATCTGGACTTCAGGCAGATAAAACCGCTTCCGAAAAAGAGGCTGCTGCCCTTAGGGACCAGTTGTTAACCAAGGGTATTGATTCTTTGATGTCTGGTAAACAGGCTGGTGCTACTACACGGGCACAGACGACGGCTTCTTATGGTTCTGCAGTATCAACCAAGCCCAAGGCTAAGGATACGCCTCAGATTATAAAGAAACCAGAGAATCTTGCTAAGGCACCGAAAAAACCAGTTAAGGGTCAAGTCTGGAAAGATGGTCCTCAGGGTAAAAACTGGGCTTGGGATGGCAAAAACTGGGTTGCCAAGACAACCAAGAAATAGAACATTTAAGGTATATATAGAGGTTTATTATGGCTAAGAAAAAACTAACCCCCGCACAGATTGTTGCAGCGATTGAGGCTTCTGGTGGGGACCTTGGTTCAACAGGTTTGTCTCAAAAGCAAATCTTGACTGCCTTTTTGTCCTCGCCTAATTTGATTAAACAGTTTCAGGAGACTGCTGGTGAGGCGGTTTCGCCGTATCAGCAGTTTGACCCCACTCATGTTTATAACCCAACAGAAGTTGCCAACAGTGTTCAATACAAATACATGACGATGGGTGAAAAATATCAGCCCCTTGTTAAAGATTATTGGGCTGCTATTGCTAGGGACCCTAGCCCTGCTGGCGTTACGCAGACGCTTGATGCTTTCAGAAAAAACATTTCGGCTGCACCAAAACAGTATGGTTTATCTGAAGAAGAAATCAATAGTATTTTAACACCGATGCAGGACCCTAAAGAAATTGAGTCTTTTCGTAAAGCAGAAGCCACTAGGCAAAAAGCACAGTTTAAGGCTTTCAATACACAAAAAGTTAAACTCGGTCTTACGAATCCTGAAACTGCTAAAGGTGATTATTTAAAGAAAATTACTGGTCTTTCTGGTTTGGCTGACATTCCTGATGATGCCAGTTTTGTTGCTGGTAAGGAAAAAGATTTTCTTAAACTAATCAAAGCCAAGGGTGTTACCGACCAGCGTGCTTTGAATATGTACGGTAAAAACTTTAATACTGCTTTGCTGGCTGGAATGAAAAAATCTGGAAAGTCTGCTGCCAGTCTTTCTCTTGGTGCTTTGCTTAAAAAGAATCTCGGTAATCTATAATGGCTGTTGTTCGTTCACCATTTTCTAGTGGTACCGATAATCAAAACATTTTTGAACAATCAAATCCAACACCTAAAAAACCTAAAGGTGTTGGGGCTGTTCCAACGACGGCACCTAAGGTGGATTTGTTTTCTCCAGACACTATTGTTTCTACAGACGGTAAGACAAAAACTGACCCTTTTGGTAAGTCAGCAATTAAAAATTACAGCACCTCTAAAGCAGGTGGTTTAAAATCTAGCCCCGCAGAAGAAGGCGCTAAACTTAATCAGTCCTACAATAAAGCCATTGCCAGAATTGCTGCGTCTGGCACAATGACTCAAAAAGAAAAAAACAAGGCTATAAAGGCTATGGATGCGCTAGTCAATAAGGGCGACTATAGCCAGTCTGTTGTTTCCAATCCGCTGTCCTTGCTTAAAGCAGCACTTGGTGCTGGCGTTGAGGCTACTGGTACTGGACTTAAAAAACTGGGTGATGCTACCCAGTTTGTTTCTAGAGGTATTCAGTCTGGATTTTCCGAGTTAGACGACACAGCGCAAGGCGTGTTTGGTGGCGCTGGAACAGCGCTTCAGGCTATGACTGGAAACCCAATATCCAAAATTCGTTTGGCTGTTGATTTGCTTCCGTTTATTGAAGCACCTAAAACAAAAGAAAAACCCAAAGGGTCTTTAAAAGAATTTGTTTCGCAAACCAAAGACAAAAACTTTATGCCTACACCTACGGGAAACAAGTTTGTTGACCTAGGCGTAGGTCTTGGAACAAGTATCGTATTTGACCCCACCACCTACATGGGTGTTGGGTCGTTAAATTATATTGGTAAAGCAGGAAGAACCGCACTTGCAGTCAAGTTCGGTTCAACAGAAATGCTAACCAAGTATCCACAGTTGGCAGGGACATTAGATGACATAATGCGTTACGGCGCTAGTGTTATTCCTAAAGAGGTGCGTGCTGCTGAGGGCATAGATTTTGGTATTCGTTTTGCAGGCAAGGTTGTGCCTAAGACGGAGATTCTCGCTAAGACTATTTCTGGTAAGGCTGGTATTGGTAGTAATATTCGTGCTGGTATTGGTGATGTTGTAGGCAAAACTGCAGCAGGTCGTTCTCTTCGTATTGCTGCTACTCCTGCTTCACGGGTTGGTTTGGCTACTATTGGTGCTGGACGCAAACTTGGTTTGGACGACCAGCAGATTATAAACGAGATAGCAAACTATACTGCGGCTAACACTGCAAAGGGTTATAGGTCTGTATCGTATGCTAAAAACCTTGATGGTTTTCGTGACACTATTAAAGAAATTCGTGATTCTGGATTTGAAAACGATATTCACCGTCTTGTGGAGGACGCTGATTTGTTGGCTAGAGAGTCTGACCCTATTAAGCGTGATTTTGCAAACAAACTGAAGGTTTGGCAAGATGGTTTGCGTGACGAAGTAAACGCTGTTTACAAAAAGTTCAATGTTGATTATACGGCTGGAATGACTGATATTGGTTTTGTTGACAACTACTTGCATCACCGCATTACGGATGATGCACTTCGTTGGATGTATAAAGACAAAAGTAGGAACTTCAACAAGTTTGGTTTCCGTACTGGTGATTTAACACAAGCAGAAATTGGTGCCAACAGTGGTGCTGCTATGTACCGTAAAGTAGGCAAGCCACGAGTTATGCCTGATGGCACACTTGAAAAAGTTACTTTTATGAACGAACCCGTTCTTACTGGAACTATTGATGAACTGAACGGTATTTATTCCAAGGCTATCGGTATTCCCGACTCTAAGTTTTTCCACACGGACATTGCATCTATCGCCGACAGTTACGCCTATAGTATGGCTACTGCTCGTGGGCGTGAAGCGTATGTTCGTCGCTTGTTGGATTTCGGTGGGGATGTTGCCCAGATTATAAACAAGAAGGCTGTGCCTGATGCTGTGCTGGTTAAGAACCTTACTGGTATTCATGCTGACATTTTAAAGACTCGTCGGGCGTTGGCTACAGCCGTTAACGGCGGTACCAAGGCTGCAGTTAAGTCTGCTAATGATGTTGTGGCGTTTGCTGGTAAAGCGTTAGGTGTTAAGGCTGGAGAACTTAGAGTTATTGATTCTAAGGTCGCTGTTGTCCGTGCCCAAATTGCTAAAATAGAAAAGGATTTGTCGGCTGCGTATGTTTTGGCTTCCGCCAAAGGTGAAGCAGCCCGTGGTGCTTTCCTTGACATCCATAAAGCCCTTATTGAAGATATTGGCAATATGAAAATTGCTATTGATGCTGGTAAGGCTACGGAACTTGTTGCGCATGATTCTCTCAAGGCTGTTTATTTGCAGTTAAATCCTGACGCTAAGCGTATTCCTAGTGCGTCTAGGATGCTGGACAATGTTAACCGTAAACTTGGCATTTCTGATTCTGCGCAGTTGAAACAACTTGAGAAGCAGATGGCTGGGTTGCAGGAACAACTTAGTGACATTATAAATGTTGACCCGCAGCAGATGAATGATTTGCGTGACTTAGAAGCAGTTTTGTCTCAGCAGATTGATGGTCACACTGTGTTGGCTGATGTTAAATTCAAGGCTGATTATAGTGAGGACGGTCTTGTTTATGGTGTTGCGGACGACCTTGTGGTTCGCCCGTTTGACCCCAATACCGACCCTATGTATCGTGTTGTTTCAACACGACCTATAATTACTGGTGGTGCTGATTTAACTACTGACGAAATGGCTGCAGCAAGAAATGCTTTCTTGACTGCGCCTGACAGTGTTGCTGTTCATGCTATGGCTCCTGACCAGATTCTGGACATGCGCCAACCTGAAGTGTTCTCAGAGTTTTGGGACCCAGAGGGTGGCGTTGGTGATGCGGTTGCATTTGCTTTGCGCCAATCTGGCTTGGACGACGAAGGAATATTTAAATCCACTTTTGATGATTTGCTTGAGGGTGGAGACATTGACCCAATGTTTGAACAGGTTTATCCTGAGTTGTCTGATTTGATGTCTATGGTTACTTCTATGCAACATCAGGTTTTTGATGGTGTTGTTCCTGATTCTATTCATTTGGATTCGTTTGATGTGTTGCGTAATATTTTTGATGATGTGGCTGCTAGTGCGAACATTGAGAATAGCGATATTGTTGGTGGGCAGATGCTTAATGACTTTATGCGTGCCATGGTTGAAGAAGGTGTCGGAAACACGGGTAAGCCTTTGTTGTTTCCTAGTGGTGTTGTTTATGGTTCTGATAATGCCATGGCTGATGGTGCTTATTCTTTGTTGCTTCCTGACCGTTTTAATTATGCTGGTCTTTACGGGCAGAAAAATTTAACTGACGAGATGATGAGGGGCACTACTGCTCCTGTTCATTTCACTGCTGGTGATGAGTTTATTCAGTCTATTACTGATGGTGATTTGCATACCGCCTCGTTTGAGGCGATGCAAATGCAGGAACAGGTAATGTCTGCTGGTGATGAGTTGTCTAGTGCGTTGGTGGCTCGTGATGCTGTGCGTGCTGAGGTTCAGGGTGTTTCTGGCAAGGTTGGTGGCTTAAAGTCTCAGGGTTCTCGCCGTATGAAAGCAGCCGAAAAATCATATGCCGAGTATGAGGCTTCTGGTTTGGTTGACATTATGGAAGGAGGCAGGAAGGTAAAGGTTACTCGTGAACGGGCTATAACTATTCTTAACAAGAAAGAAGAAAAGTTAAACAACTCCATTGTGTTGTTGAATGACCGTATTGCTAAAATGTCTGGTCAGCCTGTTGAGAGTGTGTTGAAGCGTAAAGCGGAGCAAGAGGCTCGGTTGTCCACGCTACTTGATTCTAGGCGTGTGCTTGAGCGTTGGACTGAAAAGACTGGTGACGCATTGCGTGCCGATATTGATAATATCTCACACGCAATCGCTTTTGACCCTCCGATGGGGCAGGCAGGGACAGATTCAAGGGCGTGGGCTACACAAGTCAACGCCCGTATTGACGCTACTGCTAAGTTGGAAAACACTCCTGTTAAGAAGGCTTGGGAACGGGTGACTACACAGTTGGGTGCTGATGAGGCGCAGTTGGCTTATTTGGACAGTGTTGTTATACCTGACATTATACAGCAGCGTGCCGCAGCGATGGAAGGACTTGTTGGTTCTGTTTTGCGGGATGACATTAAAGCAGGTTGGCATGTTCTTGAGGGCTTGGGTGTGCAGATACCGCCTGAGATGGCTGCCATTATGATGCCCAATATTGACCGTCTTGCTAACCGTGCCGAGTGGGGAATGTTCCGTCGTGCGTACATGGAATATCATCAGGCGTTTAAAACCTACGCCACAATGTCCACGGGGTTCTTGGTGCGTAACGCCATGTCGGCTACCTTTATGAACAGTGTCGCTGGCGTATCTACCGAAAATATGCGTCTTGGTTTGCAGGCTACTAAAGCGTTGCGTAAGCATGGTGTTTCTGGTTGGCTTGGACCTAAGGGTTTGAACATTACGGACCCTGCGGAGATTAAGATGTGGGAAGATGCGTTGCGTGGTGCCGAGGCTACTGGTCGTGGTATTGCTGACGATTTTAAGTCACCTATAATTAATGGTGGCGCTGCGCACAGGGTGTTGCAGAAGGTTCAGAAGAATCGTTTGACTGATGCTTTTGCTAAGGGTAACGATTTTGTTGAGCGTGCTGTTCGTTTGCCGATGGCTTTGGATACATTAAAATCTGGCGGTTCGTTTGACGATGCTGTTTACCGTATTAGTCGTTACCATTTTGATTATACCGATTTGTCTGCGCTGGATGAAACTGCAAAGCAGTTTATCCCTTTCTGGATTTGGACTACCAAGAACCTTCCGTTGCAGTGGACGGAGCAGTTGCTGCGCCCGTCATCTTATAATGCTTACAGGCAGATGCAGGAACGCAATCCTGTTGCTGGCGACATCGCACAACCTCAGTGGTTGAGCGAGTCTGGTCCGATGGGGTTGTTTAATGATTGGTTGTTGAACCCTGATATGCCGATGTCTCGTATGGGTTCTACTTCTAAGAAGTTGGTTACTTTTTCTGGTTTGCTGGGTCAAGCAAACCCATTAATTAAAGCACCGCTTGAAAACATTGCTGGCAAACAGTTCGGAACCAATGTGCCGTTCAGGGATGAAGGAAACGAGGCTAAAGGCTTGGACAAGGGGATTGCTAAGTTATTGGAACTTGCTGGTGTTAGTTCTCGTAATGAAGAGGGCAAATTGACCATTCCCGATGAGTTGTCCACGCAATCAAGTGCTGTGATTCCGTTGTTGGGTAAGGCACAGCGTTTGTCTGGTGGATTCATTGGTGGTAAACCTACTTATAATGAACGCTGGTTGACTAGTGTGTTGACTGAAATTGGTGTACCTGTGCGTAAAATTGGTCCAAGGCAACAGCGTGGTGAACTTATATCCAGAGGGTTTAAGTTGAATGATTTGATTAAGGCTTTAGAAGATAGAGGGATGATACAAAAATGACCGTAAATAAAACTAATTATTTTAACTGGCAAAAGGCAACGGCTGTTGACCGTGCCCGTTTCGGTGGTAAACCTAGCCCTAATGTTGTGGCGTGGAAAGATTACCTGTTGAAGCGTTTCGGTGGCACTAGTGTGGGTATTGTAAATAAGCGTGAGATTCGTGGTGGCGGTTCGTTGTCCACGCATTATTATGGCGCAGCGATTGACTGGCGTTACCCAACCCGTGCGGTTGGGAAACTAGCGATGAAAGATTTGGTTAACAATTCGCAAGAGTACGGCGTTCAAATGATTGTTGATTATGTTGGCAGTGTGATTTGGACACCATCCAAGGGTTGGCATAAAGCCACATCTACTGGTCATGGTATGGGTCAGGCTTGGGCTGCGTGGATTCATGTTGAAACCACAAAGACTGATTGGGCTAATAAAAAGCGTCCTGAGGACCGACTTTAATCGTAGATTTGTTCTTCCATGCTGTTAACTATAAAGTCATAGTTGACCATGGAATTT